TAACAACGTACAAAGAAAATAAACTATTATTCGCTTTTTGTTGTTCATTGTTTATTTGTGGGTTGTCGGTATTTCCGACATACCTCTATTTTTTTTAATCGTTTACTTTACTTGTACAAATCCGTTGGCAGTTATTTTTTATTTATAGATAATTAAAGATTATTATTAATAATAAAAAGCCTATTAATAGTAAAAAAGTAAATTTAGTATCAAAAAAACAAATGCCAACGTACCCTTTTATAACAAATTGCTTTTTATTTACTTTTTTAATAAATTGTTTATATTCTATCATTTCTGTTATATTTATTTACGCAAATTGCCATAAAAGGGTACGTTGAAAGTAATTAGAGCCAGTTACTACTTAAAAACCTATCCAAAAAACACTTCAACACCCGGATCATTGTACTTAGAATCATTCTTTTCTTCAATTGTCATCGTACCTGCCAAGGCCATAATTGATGCAATAATACCATCGATTCTTTTTGTTGATCTAGATTTATCAATTCTAATATTTTCGTTTGTATCTGTAATGGCCACACAACCAGAAAGCATCCATTTTAAAATAGGATTATTACCAACACGAATTTTGCCAGACATCACCAACCGCATAAACTCTTTTGTAGGCGATGTGTAATTCATTAACGTTTGTGTAAATGGTGATAATTCTATGTTTTCAGTCATTAAATTTTGAACCAAAGAACCAGAAAACTTCCTGTCATACTCAACGTGCTTGGTAGTGTTTTTATAATACTGATGTATCACTACTTTTTCGACTTCTGAATAATCAACCATGTTACCAGGTGTAGCAATTAGATATGTATCATTTTCATCAACTGCATTTTCTCTTTTTAAGCTGGCCCAATATTGATAAGGCACACGATCTTCTTTGCTTCTTTTCTCAATAGTTTCTGCAGGGCAAAAACACCATACTTTTAAATCTCTTATACCTGCAACATCTGGTTCTGATATCATTGCATAGGCTGTAATATCTATAGTTGTTGATAAATCTAAACCGCCACAATTACCAAGCAAAGCAAAATTTTCTTCTTTAATTGGCACCATGCATTTATTCCAATATTCTGATGGTATCCACTCACTTACACCATCAACCCACATATTTAAACTTTTAGTTTTAAAATTAGGTATTTTTGAAGGCTGATTTTTTGCCTTTATATATTCCGAATTTAAAAAGTATTCTGATACTGTTATTCCTAAATTCGGATTTGATTTTTGCCAATTTTCTTCAACTTCCCAATCATCTTCTTTATCCATGTCATGGATCATAATTAAAAAAGTATCATCTGCTGCAACTTCTTCTAAAATATTAATACAACTTTCTTCAAAGTTTTTACATACACCATGTATATTGGTTCCTGCAGTTGTAATTGTATATGTAATTGGCTGCAATCTTGCTGCAGATGAAGATTCTAAATTCTCCTTTACAGAATCATCACGATGCGCATGGTATTCATCAATAATTGTTAAATGACTATTAATACCATCCTGTGTTTTACTATCACCACCCAAAGGTTTCATAAAGCTATTTGATCCTGTAAATCTAATTTCTTTCTGATACACTTTAAAACCTAACTGCTGCAACAAAGCACTTTTGTTTACAAATTCTGATGCTTGACTAAAACACAATTTTGCCTGTTCTTCTTTGGTTGCCCCAACATAGACTTCTGCACCTTCTTCTTTGTCAAAGGCCATGATGTACAAACTTAATGCAGCCATTTGTGCAGTTTTTCCGTTTTTCTTAGCCACCTTTTCATAAACGTTTCTAATCAATCTAATTTCTTTGCCTTCATCATTTTTTGTTTTCCAAGAAAATAAATTAAATAATGTAAATTGCTGATAAGGCGATAATAAAAAAGGTTTTCCTGCAGATTTTCCTTTGGTATGTTTGATGATGGTTTCAAAAAATCTGATAACCGAAAAGCCTTTCGAATGGTCCAACCAATACCCTTTTGCATCTGCGGCATCAATCAATTTATAAAAGCGATCAATGGCTTGTTTAATTCGTAAACCTGTAACAATTTTACCAGATCTAACATCTGCTGCATATTTAAACGGAATTGAATCTTGTATGTTAGTTGGTATATGCATTTTTTAATAATTGTGTAAAGATTTTGCCACTTGTTCAAATAAAGAAAGTTGATTTTCAGAACCTTCATTTACTGCACCTAACTTTTTACGATCTCGAATCGATAAACCAAAATGTGATGAAACATCATCTAATTGCTTTGTTGCTTTTTCGTACATTGTTTGATACCCTGTAATATTTGTGGCGCCAGAAGAAAACCTTTGAACCCAACCACCAACACCATTCTTTGATTTTATGTTTTCGTTATTTATAATCTTAATTAACTTACATCTTGCATCCATACTTACTGCAGCATTTTGCAAATGCATTAAATCTAAAGAAGTAACCTGTTTTGTTTTTACAAACTCATAGCCAAACCAATACCACCACTTTCTTTGAGAAGCTGTCAATTTCATAGAAATCTCTGGTTTTGGCAGTTGCTCTAAAATTTGATAAAAAACATCTTCTTTAATTTCTGATGTTCTTTTATCTGTTTTTAATTCTTCGCTTTTATGCGCAATTTTTAATTCTTTATTTTTCATAAACTATTGGTTTATACCCCCCTTACCTTAATTTTACACTATGTATTTTTCTGACTTATAGGCGATGTACAGCCCTTTTTAGCCCCATGGATTTCACCCCATACCCCTTATATTTACTTATTTTTTCTTTGATTCTCTACCAGATTTACTATCATGATGCGTTTTACATAATGGCTGCATATATTTATCATTTAAAGCATCTAAATCAAATCCTTTTGGCTCATTCTCATAGGTTTCTTTATGATCTGTTACACCTGTAGATTTTACAATGCCATCTTGTTCACACTCAACACAAAAAGGATTGCGCACTTTATAATCTTTGGAATAGCTGCGCCACTTTCTAGAGTTATAGAACCAGCGCATATCTTTTACTCGCTGATGCTGCACACGCTCTATGGTCCACGGTTTCTTTTTAACTGTTGGCGATGTTGGCATCTTCTTCTTGTTTTAATATTAACTTTGCATAAGCTATGTAAGTTTTCCTTACAGCTGTATGCACTTCTTTTGATGACACTAAAACATCATATCTCTTTGGAGTTGCGGATCCTTTGTCTACTTCAATCGCAAACCTGCTGCCAATTGGTACAGGGTAAACTTTTAAACCATTACGAATACAAATACTCATGGCATGATTGATATCAATCTTTAATTGCTTTATGTTTAGTTTTCCCATGGCGCAGCATCTACATCAGTTGTTAAATCAAAACCATCTATAACTTCCGGCAAACCTTGTTCATTGATCTGGAACGCAAACTTTTCAAAGCCTTTACCACGACCAAACACTTCTTCTACATAACTAACAGAACCATCACGCTCATCTTTTGTTATTCTTATAATTGTTTCTGCCTTGTTATTCAATTCTGTACCAATGTGGCCCCTAGAATTCCCATCCCCTTTATTTTGATGCAATACATTGGCAATGTGTATATCATAATCAAACGACCACTTCATTAATAATGTCATTACTTCCGTAGATTCTACAGCATTATTTATATCCATCAACAAATCTCTCACACCATCAATAACTAACACATCAACATCGTGCTGCTCTAATAGTACAGATATAGCTTCAATTCTTTGTTTAGGACTGAATGGCCTTAATCCATACATTAACAACTTTGACTCATCACCTGCCAAGGCTTTTACTCTTTTTGTAATCCTTTGCACATCCGATGGTGATTGCTCTGTATCGATGTACAAAACAGTTGCACCTACATTTGCATTGAACTTACCAAACAAGCGCATACAACCAACCATTGCAGCCACAAACATTGTAACAGCAAATGTTTTCTTTGACTTAGCCAAACCAATCCAACCAGATATGTTTCCTTTAGAAAACTTATTGGTATTGTCAATCTTTAAAAGGTATTCATTCTGTTTTATACTATCTGTAGATGTTATTCTTTTTGATAATATATCTTTTAAAAACACCGCCTTAGCATCCAAGGTACCAATACCAATAGAAGTATCTTCTTTTCTGATTAATTCAAGCGCACCCATGATATTTCTGATTTAAAATCATTCAACTTTTCTTTTATCAACACTTCCCAACTTTCAGCATTTACTTCATTTAGTTTGTGCAATTGGTCTGTTTTACACAAATACCCAACTTCTTCCATTTTTAAATAAGAAACCATCTTTTCTAATTGCGCAGAAACAGGATTGCGTATATCTGCAATGATCTCATCAAATATTTTTTGCAAAGGCAAACCAACACCATCTGCAGAATAATGAAAACAATCACGATACATGCGCTCTATTAAAAGGCTTTCAATTACTTTCATTAATGGATCACGTTGCTTTAAAACTTCAAAAGAATTAATTAAAACGATAAAACTGTTTAACATATCTATTGTGAAATCTTGCTGCTTTTTGTTTTTAATATTGGGCAAATCTTCTTTTATCTTATTAATAAAGTAAGTTGCATTTTCTATATTTTTATTGATATCCATTTTAAAGCTATTTTAAAGACTTTTAAATATTTTACTAGCCAATGTGCTTCTAAATTTATAATATTAGAAAACTACATACACGCTGTTTATTTATGCCTGTTATTTGACAGGTATTTTGCAACACCCTTTTTTAATTGCATTAAATTTTAAAATTTAAGTACTTGTTTAAATTATCATCTTTTAATAAATACTCTGGCGTAGCAAACTTAAAGGCTGTATCTAAATGAAATTTATTTGGTACTGCAGATGAATATAAGTTTCTAACTGCTTTTGCCATTTCATCACCAGAAAACCCAACTTTAAATTGCTTTGCAAAAAGCTCTTTTATTTCATCAGATACTTTAAAGTTTCTGTTTGATACTTTATTAAACATTTTTATGAACCAAACCAATTCGTTTTCTAATTTAAAATTTTGAAGGTTTTTGTTTGATCCTTTCCAATTGAATTTTAAACGTTTTAATCTGCCAAGTAATTTATTTGGTGTAAACTCAATTTCTTCTTCTTGTACTTTAATTTCGAAATACTGCAAAAAAGATTCATAATCTTCAATAGAATTTTTATTTTGTGATTCCCATATATCAATTTCAATTTTTGAATGCTTTTGAAGAAATTGATATCCAAAAAAATCTATATATATATTATCATTAATAATAGTAGTATTATTATATGTCGGATTTATTTCCGACCCTTGAACAACCTTTTCAATAATAGCAACACTTTGAACCACTTTTGAAGGTTCGGATTTTTTTCCGACCCTAGTCGGATTTTTTTCCGACCCTTCGAAAGGTTCGGATTTATTTCCGACCCTTAAAACCGCTTTTCCACTAGAAGATAATCGTATAAAATTCTGATTATTTACTCCTTTTTTGCATTGCTCAATAAAACCCTTTTCTTTCAATTCTTTTATAAATCGATACATCGTATCTTTTTTCTTAAAAACTAAAGGTAAATCTGTTAAAATCTTATTATAAGCAAGTTGATAGTACACACCATCTTCAAAAACCTGTGGATTTGCCCAAGTTGATAATTCAGAAAATAGATCTAACAAGGCAGCCGCTTTAAAACTAATATCTTGCTCTATGCAAAGTTTTTGATTAATTAGAATATTGTACTTCATTTTATCTTTATTTTACTTAAATTACCTGTTGTAATTATTACTTCTAATTCTTTAAAATTATTAAAATACTGCCAGCATTTTGTAGTATAAAATTTTTCAAAAGAACCAGAACCATCTTCACACAAGACAAACACAAAATCTGTTTTTTGATGCTTTTCTAAATTCTGAACATGGTTCTGAATATCTAATACACTAATCATCTAAATTTTCCCAAGGCACATCTGCTAAATCTGCAGAAGTTGCAGGCTGCGTATTGCTTTTATCATCCCAAATTTTGCCATTACCTAAAAACGTTCGTAAAACAGTTTCACCGTTTTTTTTGCGATCTAGTTCTTCTTTGTTAAACGGAATTGATACACTAAAATCATTGTCAAATCTGTCTGGAGAATCCAGATCGTAGGTTGCTAAGTTTAGGTACATTTTACCATTTGCATGTTTTAAAATTCTGTCTTTAGGAATATCTGATACACAAATACTCATTGTTCTATTTTTACCCATTACGCTACTAATTTTATTTCTGTTACACTATTATACATATTAAAAACTTTGTGCATTTGCAGATAAAAAGAACTATCTGTTTTGCTATTTAAAAGGCCCTGCATTTTAGAAACCCCACTTTGCACTTTTACTTCCGGAATACTAAAATATTTAGAAACTTCTTTAAATTTTTTACCCAACAATACAACAGACAAATACACTAACATTGCTGCTCTTTTGTTTTCGTTTTGCTCTACTTCTTTTAAAATAGATCTTAATTTTTTTACTTGCTTTTTCATGGTTTTAAGTTTTTTAATTTGTTTTTAATGTTCGATATTTTATCCATTAAAGCTGCATAATAAGGTGCTAAATACAACCCAATTTTTACAGATAAAGTTCTGTTTTCTGGCAACGGAATCCCTTTATAATACAAATCTTCATAAATTTTAATGCCTGCAAAACCAAACTTATTTAATGCATTTTTATAATTTTGCACATGGTTTACAAGCAACCAACCTTTTCTTTTTTTACTTTTCATAAAAGCTGCAGAAACATAAATGTATTTTCTTAGCTTTACTTTTTTACCCTTTAAATAAACCCATCTATTTCGGTAATTTTTCCACGCGTTTTCGTTTATCATTACACCTGTAGATTTCTAAATTCTTCGGATGTTGCAAAATTCAATTTTGTGTATTGCTGAACAAATTGTCTAGATCTTGCAGGCGGATAATAATACCCTAAAATTGGATGGATTAAACCACCTTGCATAGCTGTTTGCTTTCTTCTTAATTTTTCTGCCAAAACGATTTCTTTCTTGTTATTCATGTTTTTAGTTTTTAATATTTAAATTAATTTTTTACAGATTTTACAACTTTCAATCATATCAAATTCAGATTGCGGATCACATAACTTATTGTCTGCGCATTTTTTATACACTAAACCAATTCTGCAATTTTGCTGCAGTACATCTTCATTTTTAAATTGATTAATAAAATTCATATTTCCGTTTGTTTTTCTAGTTCATTAATAATTGATTGTTCGCTGTATTTTTTAGTTGATGTTAAACCAGCTGTTTTTATCATCTTTAAACAATCTTCATACTTTCTAAACCAATACGCATTTAAAGAGTATTTTATCATAGCTTCTTTCCTGGTAATGTAAAAAACTCGCCTATCAACTTTTGTTTTTTTATTCACTTCAATCATAAAGTTAAAAAAGGCTTTTTTATCAACCAGAATTAAATTGTTTTCTTGCAAATAAGCAGTAAGACTTACTTTATTCATATTTCAACACTTCGATGATTGCATGCAATCTGTTAATTATTTTTTGATTTGCTTTTTGGCCATAATAAAACGCTAAAATTTCAAAACCACTAAACTTTACATCTAAAGACTTGCAAACATTATAGAAAGAAGTCATGTTACAGAAACCAAGTTTTGCAAACTCACTTATAACAACATCACGCTGTAAAATTATTTTAGGCTTCATATCTTCTAACTTTTACAACTCTAGTTGATGTTTTTGATTTTCTTAAATCGATTTCTGGATTTTCGCAAATCATAACCGCTTGAATGCACAAAAAAAAACTAGCTAAAACAAATTTCTTCGGAAACTCTAAAGACTGCACATATTTTACAGCAATCCCAACAGAAGTTGCAACTCCTAACTTTCTTTTAATATTATCAACATGCGTTTTTACAGTACTAGGCGAAATAAACAATCTTACTGCAATCATTTTTTGCGATAAATCTTTGGCAACATATTCTGCCACTTGATATTCTCTAGTTGTTAAATCCATCTTTGTAACTATTTAAAATTTCATCTTGTTTCTTGTTTTCTAAATAGTGCAGATTTGCAATTTTTTCTGCACATTCAATAATTAAAACATTCCCTTTCTGATTGCCAGATATTACATGATTGCACCATGCAGCAGAATGATTAAAAACACTTGCAATTTTTGTAATTGCACCATAAGGCAAACTCTTTTTTAATACCTTAGAACCTTCTAAATTAATTTCTACCATTATTGTAGTATCTTTATATTAGTATTGTTATCGTAACAGTATTATTATATATCTTTACTGTATGTTATAATAACATGACAAATATATACATTAATGTATAACATACGCAACATTTATTATGCAATAATGTATATTAATTTACAATTTACTGATAATTAAATAGTTAAAAAATGGATTTATATGATATTTTAAAAATAATAGAAGAAAAAGAAATAAAAGCCTACACAATTGGTAAAAATGGAGGTCTGCCAGAACTAACTGTTAAAAATATTTTAAACAAAAAAACTAAAGCACCAAGAAAAAAGACTTTAGAAAAATTTATAAGAGGATTTGATGCTTCATTAGAAGATACCGCAAACAGCCATGAAGTTACTGATGAATTTACAGCAATTTACAGAAAAAGAACAAAAACAGAAGATACCGCTGTTAATGAAACAGAAGATTTTAGTAGCTTAAAAATAGATGATAAATTAAATTTAATTTATTTAGAACAACAAAAAACCGCCCGGAATTTAGATACAATTACAAAGGCGATCCTTAAACTTTTGATAACTTCAGAAAAAATACTAAATAAAACTAAGAAATAATAGTAATCCCCCTCTCTTTTTCAATCATTTTCTTTTCAAAATCTTTTAAAATAATTTTTCTTTCTTTTTTAGAATATTTTTTTTTATTTTCACAGTAAATTAATAATTCTTCTAGCAACTTTACATACATTTTATTTTTTATTAAAGGTTTATATAATTTAAATTTACACCATCAAAAAAAAATAGTTACGGGTTTCTTTAAAATACAAAAAACTATGAAAAAATTAACAATAGTAATCATATTAATCGCCAGCAACACTTTTAGTCAAAAATATATTGATACACTTTATCATTTTAAAGTTGAAAAAAACGACATAACATGGCAAAAAGTTTTTGAAAACAGTTTACCAGACTTACAAAAAACATTCATTAAACAAACAATGACCAATTTAAAGTTTGACAGCCTACAAGAAATTGATGAAACCATTTCTTTTAGCGTTAAAGATGATATTGTTGATTTTAAAAAATATGGTGGCAAATGGGGTACAACCGCAATTTTTATACAATACCCAATCAATTATTTAGTAGTTATAGATTTTAAAGAAAATAAATACAGAGTAACCATAAAATCAATAAACCTTAAATCAGAAATTAGATACATGGCCACTGATTTAAACGACTACATTCTTAAACAAGGTAAAATTAAAAACACAAATACCCTAAATACAGGATTAAGTTATTACGATCAGCATTTTACAGAAAAATTTACCATCACCACCAAAAAAGATGATTGGTAGTTATTCAACACAAATAAACCAACTTAAAATTTTAAGATGCGCTTCATCACGCACTTTTTCTGGAAACTTATCTTTATAGATAGTATCTACATCGTTTCTTTCGTGGCCCATTAATTCACGCAATAAATCTGCATCTATAAACAATTGTTTGCCAATGGTTGCAAATGTATGCCTTGCTACTTTTATACGTATAAAACCACCCAAAGGCAACACGTTAATTTTTTGTGCAATTTGCACTAAGTCTAAAGATCTACGTAAATTATCTCTAAAATTTTTATATCCATCAAAATCTTTTCGCCATGGAAATACATATTTTCCAGAAACCTTGTATTTATCAATAATTTTTTGTGCTTTTTCTGTAATCTGTAAATCGAATTGATACCCTGCACCAGCTAATTTGCCACGCATAAAATAAACCCTGTTTTTTTTTATTTGCGCATGCTCTAAATAATACACGTCTTTTAAATCTTGGCCACCAAAATAAAACAACAAAAGCCACAAGTCAACCGCTCTTTGATGGTACATAGAAACACCAGATACAGCTTCTAGTTTATAAATATCCTGTTTTGTAATGTTTCTTTTTTTGGTTCTGTTTGCCTTTACAGTAATACCATTAAAAACACTATCAAAAGGCTTTATGTCTATAGTTAATTTTCTGCGGCAGGCTTCATTGTAAACAGTTCTGTATTTTCTTAAATAGGTATGTATTGTAGATTTTGAATTTCCTTCTTTAAATTGCCACTGTTTAAAATCATTTAATAAAGTATAATCAATATCAGAAAACAGTAATTTTGATCTAAATATTTTTAACTGATTTCTTGCATTTTGATACGATTTTGCAGTTGCAATATTTTTTGCAGCTTCTTTTTCTTTTATAAACTCTAGAAAGAAATCTAAAAAAGAAGATGCTGCAGTTTTTTTATTTTCGCCAATTAGTAAATTTTTAACCTTTTCTAAAGAATATTTTTCACCGGCCATAATATCTAGTAAAATATTTTCTAGCAGTAATTTCTTTTTTTTAACAATTACAAAAAGCGTTTTATCCTTTTTTGGTAGTTGATTTTTAAAATCCCAATCTGCTTTTTCGAAATACAATTTCAAAGTAAAAAACAAACGCTTGTTGTTATGATGTAGATCCACAACAACAGGATACCCATTTTTGCGTTTTTGCCCCTCTCTAGTTTCTAAATATATTTGTGCTTTCAAAATTTCACGGAAATTTCACGGTTTATTGCACAAATATAAACAAATATGAACAAATATGAACAAGCTGCAAAAACTTAAAAGCAATAAAAAACCCCACTATTGCTAGTGAGGTTGATGTGAGCCCTGCAGGATTCGAACCTGCGACCGCCTCCTTAGAAGGGAAGCATCTAAAAGCCCATATACAACTGTAAAACAAATAGTTACAGAATTGTAAAATATTTTATTTCACGGAAATTTCACGGAAAATACCTATTAACTAAAAAAAGAAAGGATCTATTGTAACACTTTCTGCATGCCATTTTTCTAAAACATAACCCCTGCGCCCTTTTTTAAAGTTGTTTTGCACCCATTGCGATGATGGCGATAATGCAGGATAATTAAAGTAAAAAAAATCATCTGATGTACACATATCAAATAAACATTGATGGCTATCACCTTTTTTAAAAACTATTTTTTTAGCTTTTTTATACAAATCATTTTGCTTGCAATACTGATCTATTTTTTCCAAACCTTTTGAATCTAACTGTGGTTTAAAACCAAATTTTAAAGTACTATCATCTTTGCCATGGGTAATTACAAATGCAATATCATTTACAATATAATGATTAATAAAATACCGGTGATTAGTTACTGTTACATTTTCAAAAACACGATCACATAAATTTTTTAAACTAGAATTTACAAAATAACCAAAAGAACCTGCATGATTATCATTGCAAATATTATTTATTATCACTTTATCATAAACAGAAGATAAACGATCTACAACATCAATTTTAAACTTTAAAGCAACATCAAACGCTTCTTCGTTTGTCATTATTTGTGGTAATTTGTGGCCACCTCTGGTAGTGTAACCATTAAAGCCATCTAAAAAATCACCAAGTTCATCAACAATTATTGTATCACTATTTTTTGCAGCAATTGTTGCATCAAGCATTTTAAAATACGACTGTTTTATACTTTTTTCGGTCCAATCTTCTGCATACATTGCGTTGGATGTACTGTCTGTATCCATACCTATATGCACATCAGAATACGTTAACATATCAAAATCTGCAGTTGTTTTAAATACTTTCTGAACCTCTTTTTTTGATGGTGTAAAGTTTTTGTATTTTGTTAAAACTGTGTCAAAATCTACACCAGATTCTAAAATGTTTTCTTTAAAAGCAATATTATAATAAGGTGTACCAGTATGCGATACCAATTTATAAGAATGTATGTCAATTCTTGGCAGCGAATAATGGCTGCAATACTTATCAATATCCATCATCTGCCCTGTTTTTAAATTCCAGGCAGATAAAACAAACTTTGGCTTGTAGTTATTTGTTTTTGTAGTTGTTTTAACACCTACTTTTATAGATTTTAATTTTGGTTTTGCAACAGGTTTTGCAACAATATTTGCACTTCTTTGATCTTGAATTGTCGCCCATTGCGTAACAGATATTGTATATCTTGGATTGCCAGAACCTTTTTGAATACTAAATTTTATACCTAAAAAATCAGATTCTGCTTTTGTTAACCTTCTTTCAATGTTTTTCATAGGCTTTTTTTATATTTTTTAATTTAAACCTTATTTCTTTATTTTGGCACTTAAATTTGATAGACTTTCCAACACGATAACCGCTATTTGTTGGTATCTTTGTTTTATCCGCCACTGTTTTAGATACATACCCCTTTAATATGTAGCCATATATTCTTTGAGTTTTACAGATGGCATCTAATATAAATACAGGTTCGCTTTCCATAAACATTTTACCTGACCCCAAAGTGCAAGGGCTATCAAACATACTCCACTTGTAAACAGATAAACCTTCGTTATCCATTTCTTCTGTGTAAGTGTCTGTATATTTTACAGGAAAGTCTTTCTTTATGGTTTGGCTTTTCATTAAGATTTAATTCTTAATAATATAAAATTTATAGCCATAGATATTATTGATAGTAGTATTAGCCATAGAGGATATCTATACCTTACCTTAACCACCTCTTTAGTATCTATACTAGATTGATAGTTTGCTTTAAATTCTTTCTCTCTTAATTCTATAATACTATCAATATTAACTTCTACCTTAATAGAGCCCTTATCGTTAAATAATTTAACTTTTGCTTTTTGAGTTACAATAGTCTTTTCAAATGGTTTTAATACACCTAAACTATCGCAAGGGTTATCTACGTATAAAATCTCTTTAACTTCTTTAAAAACAGTCTTAACACGTTCTTTATAGATGGTGTCCTTGACAATACGCTCTTTATACTCAATAGTAGATTTTGAAGCATTACAACCAATAAAAAAAAATAAAAGCAAAAATATGTAAGACTTGTTTTGTAGTTTCATAATTTATGTTATTATATGTTTAA